TCTTGTTTTTTCTTTTGTTTAGATTTTAAACTTTGATTTGCTAGTTTAATATTTTTTATTTCACGTAAATCTATAGCATCTTCTAAACCAATATTTCCAGCTTGTAATGCTATTTGTATATTCTGTTCTAGATTATTTTTATCCTCTTCTTCAGGTTCTAATTCTAAAAATATACCAAAATCATGTAAACTTAATTTTTCTATTTCTTTAAGAGTATGTGTATTAAATGTATTAATACTAGTCATTAAACTCTGTTGCGTAAGAGGAAATTGAAGCATATCAGAAACTCGCAAACTAATATTTTCACACACCCTTACTGTTAAATACATAAGCGATTGAAGAACATGTCTTGTTGCAGTATTAGAATTAGCAGCAGCTAATTTTTGTAATCCTACTAAGGAATCTTTAGCTGGCATACTACCGTCTCTTGCTTCGTTAAGCCCGGTGACATCTCTTATCATTTGTAAATAATACTGATAAGTTTGAATCATAGCTTGAATTTTAGACATTCCATTCGATGTCTGTAATTCTTGAACTGGAACTTTACCTCTATTTAATTCCCCATCTTGTGTTAAAGATCTTCCAACTATACTACCAGTTTGAAAATACATATTAAGCGCTTCAGAGGGATTATAATTAGTACCATTTCCTAAATCTACTTCAGCAAGTCCATCTACATCTAGATATACTCCATCTGGCACCATTCTTGATAATACTTGTTGTAGTTTTAAATGCGTTAATTGAATCATATCAGCAAAACCTACACTTTTACTAACTAAAGATTCAATTCTACCTTGATACATTCTTGGGGAACTAATAACATAATTCATGTTTACTTTAGTAGTATCACCATAAGGTCTTGTCATATTTTCACTTAATTCCCATTGAAGTAAATTATTAGCAAGACCTAATACTTTAGCGCCGGAATATAAAACTTCAATAGATCTAGAAACTCTATCAAAATTATCATTTGGTGGAGGATTAAAAGTATCGGGTTTTTCTAATGTTTTTTCTAAACCTTGTTCTGTTTGTTTTATTTTAAATACTTGATCTTGATATGTTTTATATTCAAAAAATAAAACTTGAACTTGGTCTTTAGTCTCTTGTCCCCACCACGTGTTTTCTACGTAAGAATTTCTTCCAGGATATTTTTGAATTTCTTCTAATTCACTTTCAGTTAAATAAGGAAATTGCCTTTTAACCTCAGAAAGAGACATATTTTTTATTTCTCCTACATAATAAATATCTTCAAAATTAGGATCATCTGTATATGAATATACTATATTTGCGGGATTAACATAATCTACAGTTACCCCTTCAGATAAATTAAAATTAGTTTTAACACAAGCAATTCCTAAAACAGCTAAATCATATGCTAATCTTTTTTTAGTTTCTTCATATTTATTATAATCTAATACATTATTAATAACTTCTTCTTCAGCTATTTCAATGCTTTGTTTATATGTAAGTTGCATGTAAAGATCTAATTCTCCAGGATCTTCAGGTAAACTTTCAGGATCTGATGATGAATAATAACTTCTTCCTGTAATTTGTGTTAATTGATCTATTTCTGCTTTATTTTGAATATCTCTTAAAGCGTTAGCTGCATAGTTAGTACGTTGTTTAGTGGCAAAAGGATCTTGTGCGTATGATTTTATTTCATATCCTTTATCTGTCATTCCATTAACTACAATATCAACAAATTTAGATAAAATTGGTACAGGTTTCCAATCTAAATTAAGATAAGATAAATCACCATTTATAGCTAATTCATCTTTATATTTTTGAACTGGTTGTTCTCCTCTAGCATATAATCTTAATCTATTAAAATTTTGAAAATTATTAATAAATCTATTTTGACCACTAGAATTTCTAAACCACTCATATTCAATAGCTTGAGCCACTTGTAACCCATACTCTCTAGATTTTTTCTCTTCTTCAGGTACCACCTGATCGGGGAAAGCACTATTATAGTTAATCTTAACCATCTAATTTAGTATTTTTGAATTTACTCCTTTATTATCATATTTTTTAAAACCTAAAGGTACACTTGTTATTGTTCTTTCAGCAGTAGGTCTATATTTATTTTTATTACAAGCCATAATTGCTAATCCAGAACTTATAGACGCATCGTGTAAAGTTCTATTATTAATATTGAATTTAGCCCAATCTTCAAGAGTTTTTTGGAAATACATATCTCCATAATTTTCTCCATTATATCCTATAAAATTTTCAATATAATCTTCTATCGCAGCAGCATGAGCTTGTTTTATATCTTCACTAGAGTTAGGTATTCCACCTATTTCTCTTTCTGTTACAGATAATTTATTATAAATTTTATCAGGTCTATTCATTGAGTACCCGCGGTAACCTCTTCTTTTTAAATAATATAATAATCGAGGTTTGTTATTTTCTGCAAGTAATGGCATTCCGTAAAAAACTAAAGCCATTAATACTTCTTCAAAAAATATTTCTGCAGTTTGTGGTCGTGCTATATATTCTAAAAAAAATGTATTAGGAGGAACATCCTCCATTGTAAATTTTGTAAGACCATGAAGAGATCCTTTTGATCCTCTACCGTCTACTGTACCTGATATATCATAAGGGTCACAACCAAAAGCCCCACAATCATTATTACCAGGATATTTAATTCCATTTTTTACTAAGTATCTATTTTGTAAATTAATTGGAGGAACCCAAGATATAAAAAATCTCCCATTGTTATTAGGAACAAATAATACTCTAGTATCTTTAATCCCACCTTCCCATTGAAAATTACCTTGCGTAACAATATTTGTGTTTCTTAAATCCTCATTATAATCAATTTGTTCGTAAATTTTTGTTAAATTAAATAAAGATTCCTTAGCTTCATCTCTAAAAGCATGTTTTTCAGTTCGTGGAAATTGACGATAAAATTCATTTAAACTATCTTGATCCTCTTTTAATCCTTCAACTTCGTTTTCCCAATGGGAAATGACCCCAATTTCAATTTGTGATCCATCGATCCCAGGTACTGCTTTTTTCGGAGTTTCAAAGACAGGTATTCCATAAGTATTAAGGTATCCTTCGTAGTTCCATTCCATAGGTATGAACAAACTATATAATCCTGAGTTAGTCTGTCCATTACGGTTTCTTTTTGTAACATCTGATGCATCATATAATCTTTTAAAATTATTTCCTCCTTTATCTAAAGCATTTGAAGTAGAACCCATCATACATTTTCCAACTATTCTACTCCCTAATCTTAATGTGGTTTTTGTGACCCTCCAGTTGTTGAGGATGTTGTCGGGCCTCTCCCATTTCCCCGATTCATCGTGGGCGAGAAGTTGTAATTTCTCTCCATCGTACGAGTTGTCCCCGGTATTCTTCCAGTCGATCGTTGTGTCCAATCCTTGTATTTCTTCAACTTTGGTGTTTTCGTCCAACTTCTTTCTCGTAAGTTTGGATGCTGGTACTCTATAGGCAAGTTCTGTTTTGGGCCTGTCCATACCGTCTTGAATCGGTTTGAAGAAAAATGGGTAGTTAACCGATATCGGTACAACTTTATCTGTAAACATCTTTTTAGCATCGGCTCCAGTCTTAGATAAAATTCCGTATCGTGAATCACTGGATATGGTTGCTTGGTGTACCAATTCTGAAGACGCCATGAACGAAAAGCCAGACCGTCTATTTTTAAGGTAGCACATTCCATAACATCTGGTATCCAACTTACAGGCCTCCCAGAAAATGAAGAATAATCTGTTCGATTCCCTAAACTCTGCTGACCCAACATCAATCTTGGTCCATTGCAGGTACATATAATGAGAACCAGTAATGTAAGTAGGATTACCTTTATTGTAGAACCAAAAACCTTCTTCACGTCTTTTAAATTCTTCGTCAATATAATCATACCATTTATTTTTAAAATCAAGAGATCTATCATTCCAATCAAAAACTGTTTTAAGTTTTGATAATTCTTTTGGATAATTAAAAACCTCCCAATACTGTTCATCTTTCTTTTTTGCTCTTTTATATACTGTTTTTTCGAGTGGTAATGCAATCTTTAGACCTTGGATTTCATATATTTCGCCAATTTCTCCAGTTTTGCTGATAACCACAATATCATTTTCTTTATCATAACCTTGTTTCCATTTTTTATATCTATTGTTTCTTTTTATTACATTAGATTTAATATGATTAGGTAAAATTTTATATAAAGTTTGTGTGTACATTATCGAGATCTATTTTCTGCGAATCCTTTAAAGTTGTTTCCGCGATTTTCTTCTTTAATCTCTTTTAGCATATTCTCTTCTTCTTCTATACGTGTGAGTATTTCAAAAGCATCGAAAATAGCTAATTTTTTAGTTGCTGCTGCATTTTTTAATCTATCAGCAGAAACATCATCTTCTGAGTCTACTATTTTTTCCTTAGCAACCTTAATTAATTCTTCAACAGCTTTTTGCCCAGCTTGGATTATACTCTTTTTGGTTTGCTTTGTGTTCATATTTAATTACAATATCATTTGATTCCATACAATATAAAAGCTCATTATCAATTACAAATTCAAATTCTCTTAATGGATTAAATCCAATAACATCACCTGGATTGATATTAAGCACTTCTAGTGAACTATTACCATATTTTAGTATACCAGTATTCTTTATAATTTTTTCATCTTCTGATACCGGTTTTACAAAACAATAATTTTCATGAGTATTCCATGTATTGTTTCTATAATACATATAAACTTGAGAAGGAATTGCAAAGTATAAATCATCTTTAAAATATTTACTACTATTTACAGACTTACCTTTCATATTATAATATCTTCTAAATAAATTATGATGAACTATAACTTTATCTCCTTTATTTATAGAAGTTTTATATACAAGTGGAACAGACACAACTTCTGCTTCTCTATTTATAAATTTATGATTAGATATACTAGAATTTATGATTAATTCTTTATTATTAATATTAATTTTATTTTTATATCTTTCCCCTATAGGTTTTACAATAAATTGATATAAACTATTCATTAATATTCTAAATCATATTCAACAGATATAGCCATTTGAGAATTAAATTTTTTCCACGGTAATACCTCGTCATCTTTTTTTATAAATATATTATAAGATTGCTCTTCTTCATCGTTTAAAATATGAGAGATAGTATGACCACCATACACTTGCTGGCCTACAGCATAATGCATGGCATCATTTTTATAATCAGATCCAATACTGATTTTTCTTATAACTTTACTACTCACTTTTTTTATCTTCTTCTTTTTTATCTTCTATCATAGTATAACTGCCGTCATCAAGACTAATATTTATACCTCCATATTCTTCTTCAAGTTTTGTTTTAAACTCTTCAGCATCTTGTACAATACCAGCATATTTATGTAACAAACCATGTTTTTGGCTTTCTAAGTATCCTATATCTCTTAATGATTGAGTTATTTCTTCTTGTTGTTTTTTAATAGTAGATAATTGTTCTTCAGTTATTTTTCCTGCAACTTTTTTATTTTTTTCGTCACAAGATGAACATCCTTTTGTTGTTTCTTCTTTGGTCATTTTATTTAATTTAATTTGATTAATAATTATTTAATATAGCGCAATCATTTCTGATGCAGTTGTAGCAGAATCATTGGTATATACTTTTCTAACAAGCATATTTAATGTAGTTCCTGCTGGAATGCTTTGTACGGTTACTGTTTGATTTGGTGGTGCTGCAGCAAATTCTAATTTAATATCTCCAGTTCCACCTACATATAATCCAAAACCACTAAATCCAGGATCAGCTTCATATATTGCGTTTGTACCAACATCAGCACCTGTAGTTGGGGCTTGTAAATCTGTACCAGCTAAAGCTATTGATAGTGTACCTGTTATATTAGTTTGTCCAAAAGCAGTATTTAAATCTGATGTGCTAAAAACAATAGTTTGGGTAGCAGCTCCCATATTTGGACCAGAACCTGGATTAGCGGGTGCACCTGGTGCAGCGCCTTGATTTAATCCATCAGGTCTTGTTTGTACTACTCTTACATTTGTTATTGCTCCAGTAACATCTGTTTCAATAGTGTAGTATGCTCCCCATTGATTATTTTGAGCATTAGCAGCTGAACCTAAAAAAGTACCTCCAGAAGCATATGCTACAACAACCTGAGCAGACGCAACTATATTTGCAGTTGTATCTGAAAATTGTCCTACAGGTATACCAGCCCCTGATGCACCTGGTGCTCTTAAAGTACCAACTGTTTCTATAGCTACTGCATGAGTAGATGCATCAACCATATTTTTTTGATAAAATCCCATTTTTTTATTTATTTATGTTTATTATTTCCGAATACTTTTTCAACTCCACGAGAACCGAAATAGCCTCCAATTACTATTGTAAGAAGTCCAGTGATAGAATCTAAGGGATAACTTAAATACCATCCTATTACATAACTTACGGTTAAAAATATTAATACCAGCGGGCGAACATTAGAAGCTAACCAGGCCCCTGATTTTGCATCTGCAACCCACCTTTTAGTTGTTCCATCTATTTCAGCCTTTTCAATTGATAGTTTCTTTAATGCTATAGCTTTAT